ACCCCCGACTCTCCATGGCCTGTTTATACCCCAAAACGAGTCGATAAGTCATGAATAGTGATGATCAGGTCATGGTTCTACCCCATCAGGCTGAAACAGGCTCAGATCGGCTCACATCGGTTTTTTCGCCGGTAACAGCTCCACGAATCCACTCACCGCTCAATGATTTGCCTTCACGCGGCTTTGAACTGATTGATTTCGCTGACCAAATTCTTCCAAATGGCTTTATGCCGTGGCAAAGGTGGTTGGCCGAACACTCACTCAAGGTAAAGCCCGATGGCCGCTACCATCACCCGATTTCAGTAGCGACAGTTGCAAGGCAAAATGGCAAAAGTACATACATGATGGCCCGGATCATGATGGGTTTATTTCATTGGGATGAATCGTTGCAGGTTTCCACAGCTCACAGATTGGTGACATCGCTGGAGCAATTTCGAGCGATTGTCCAGATCATCGAGGAAAATGCAGATTTGGCAAATCAAGTTAAGCGGATTCGCTGGCAACATGGGGCCGAGGAAATTCAAACGCTTAAAGGAAATAGATTTATTATTAAAGCTGGTGGTTCGGCAGCTCGTGGATTGTCAAAGCCAGAAAGCATCCACATGGATGAGATTCGAGAGCTTCACGACATGGAGACATTTGCTGCAATGCGTTACACCTTGATGGCAGCTAAAAATCCACAGGTCAGTTGTTTTTCCTCAGCCGGTGATTCGCACTCGGTTGTCCTTAATCAATTGCGCGAAAGAGGATTGGCCGCAGCTAGTGGTGCAAGCGATGATGTGGGCTATTTTGAGTGGTCTGCACCAACGGATGAGATTTCACTAGAAAATGCAGCTTTTGCCAATCCGGGTTTGGGTATAACGATTCACCCAGACAACATTCGAGCGGTTTTCAATGATCCACCGGATGTTGTAATGACTGAGGTTTTAAATCGATGGGTTCAAACAATTTCCAGCGTTGTTGGAGCAAAAGAGTGGCAAGAGTGCGGCGATGAGTCGATTGATCTTGATGAGGACAAGCTCACATGGATGGCTATTGACATTTCACCCGATCGAAAAAATGCTGCATTGGTCGCGGCTCAAAAGCTTGGCTCGGAATCATTTGTCGTAAAGCTGTTGCACACATGGGAAAACACAATTCAGCTTGATGATCGGGCAATTGCCAATGATGCAGCCTCTTATTGCCGAAAGTATCCAATTGAGTATTTGCTTTATAGCCGGCGCACATCCGGAGCTGTCGCAGCGCGTATGCAGCCGGCCGGTATCCCAATTCACGACATGGATGCAGATTATCCTCAAGCGTGTGATGAGCTTTTGGGCGCGATTAACAGCGGTAGGTTAAAACATCGAAACCAATCAAAGCTGACAGAGCAAATTCTTTCAGCTGTGCAATTAAGGCGTGGTGATGGCGGATGGGTTATAGGAAGGCGTGCCAGCGGTACGGCCGTGGCCGCCGCCGTGGCTGCTGCACTTTGTACGCACTTTGCGACACGCCCAGAAACGGAAATAGACATTTTGGTGGGTTGATGCTTGACATTTTGAGAAAATGGGTGCATGGGATTATTTGACCGAAAGCGCACTATTGAAACTGTCGCGGTAACGCGCGGTGCTGATGTCGCTGCACAAATTGGGCCAGCTCCAACGCTAGATGCTTTTTTCCCATTTGGTGGAGCTGATTACATTGTCAGCCGTGAAGAAGCAATGAGTGTGCCGGCAATTGCTCGCGCACGAAACATGATTTGTAATTCAATTGCCACAATTCCTTTGATTACACGCGACAAAGATACAGGTCAAATTATTGATCAACCTGTTGTGATTTCCGATCCGGACAAGCGGGTACCAGGAGCAGCATCATGGGTGTGGGCCTGTGAAGATTTACTTTTTACAGGATTTTCGTATTTTCAAATAATTGATTTGTTTGCCGATACAGGCCGTGTCCGGCAAATGTGGCGCGTTGCTCCCAATCGCGTTGGCGTTTTCTTAAATTCAATTGGCACACAAATTGAGTATTACACAGTCGATGGATCGCGTGTGCCAATGACTGGTGTTGGATCACTTGTGGTTTTTTACGGCAACGATGAAGGTTTGTTAAATCGCGCAGGTCGCACAATTCGTGCTGGTGCAGAGCTTGAGAGAGCAGCTGCAATGTACGCAAAAGAGCCTGTGCCATCAATGGTTTTAAAATCAAATGGCACAGCATTGCCAGCTGATCGAATTGCAAAACTTTTGGATGCATGGGGCGCAGCTCGTAGAAATCGCGGCACAGCGTTTCTCAATGCTGATGTTGAATTGACCACAGTTGGTTTTTCTCCAGAGCAAATTGGCCTCAATGCTGCACGCGAAATTATTGCGACTGAACTAGCTCGTGCCGTGGGTATTCCGGCTTACTTTATTGATGCGCCGACTGGATCATCCATGACCTATGCAAACGCCCAAACGGCGCGTCAAACTCTTTTGGATTTCTCATTGTTGCCGCTGATGAACAGCATTAGCTCAAGGTTATCCATGCCAGATTTTACGCCATCAACACAGCGCGTGGAATTTGATCTGAAAGCGTACTTGCGCGGATCAGAAAAAGAGCGTGCAGACATTTACAAGATTTTATTTGAAATCGGTGCAATCACCACCGATGAAATTAGACAAATGGAGGACATGATCTCATGAAGCTAACAACACCAATGCACATCACGGCAGCTGATTCAGATTCACGCACAATCAGCGGTCGCATCGTTGCTTTCAATGAGCACGCAAACGCATCGACCGGCAAAGTTGTATTTGCTCGCGGATCAATTCAGCCACAAGATGTTTTTTTAAACCTTGAGCACGACAACACACGCAGAATTGGTAAGAGCATTGCGATGACTGTAAATGACAAGGAAATGACCGCAACATTTAAGATTGCAAACACAACAGCCGGCACCGATGCATTGACAGAGGCAATGGAAGGCCTACGCGATGGATTCTCAATTGAGTTGGCTGTGGACAATTACGAAATGCAAAAAGACGGCACCATGAAAGTGCTCAATGGTCAGCTCACAGCTGTTGCGCTTGTAACAGAGCCAGCTGTGCGATCAGCTCGCGTGCAAGAAGTTGCCGCATCAGAAGATTCTGAAACTGAAACAGTTACAGAGACAACAAACCCAAATGAAGGAGACAAGATGGACAACACTACCGAACCAGTAGCTCCTGCCGTTGAACCGGTAGCAGCTCCAGAAGTCGCACCTGTACAGGCATCACGCCCGGCTTACTACACAGCACCACGCTCACCAATTGTAGACAAGGTTTCTTACCTTGAGCATTACTTACGCGCAAGCGTTTTGCATGATGAAGATTCTCGTCAGTATGTCAAGGCAGCTGACAACACAACATCAACCGCACCCGGCATGATTCCAACACCACAAAGCACACAGGTGATCAATGCACTTGCAAATGCTGATCGTGGCACAATCGATGGCATCAGCCGTGAAACACTCGTTGCCGAAGGCATGACATTTGAATTACCTCGCGTTACGGCTGTACCAACAGTATTGCCAATCAATGAAAATGATGCAATTACAGAATCATCACTTTCAGCCACATTTCTTTCTGTTGCTGTTCAGCCTTTTAAAGGCCGCGCAATTTCAACAGTCGAATTGATCGACCGCAGCCGTCCAGAGTATCTAACAGCTTTGCTCCAGAATCTTGAATTTGCCTACGCAAAAGAGACTGATGAATATGCACTTGCAGCAATGCAAGCGGCAGTTACTAGCGTGACAGCACAGGCAGCAAACTCAGCAACCGGATTCCTTGGATACACATCAAAGGCAGCCGCAAATGTTTATGGCGCATCACTTGGATTCGCTCGCTCATTGATCGTTTCACCTACACAATGGGGAAACATCATGGGATACAACGACAATGGAACACCTCTTTACAATGCGGCACAACCTAGCAATCAGGCAGGAAATGTCCGAGGCGATTCTTTGCGCGGTGTAGTTTCACCGGGTCTGAACCTGTATGTTTCACGCTCATTTGGTAATGCTGGCACAACAACAGCCGATGGCGATTCTTCAATGGTCGTTGTCAATCCAGACTCATACACATGGTATGAATCTCCACGCTTTACGCTACGCAGCAACATCAACAGCGATGGAACAATTGACATTCTGTACTACGGCTATGGCGCACTAGCTGCCAAAGTGCCAAATGGTGCACAATTCAACAACCTCCCATAAATCACTATCGGTAGCGGTCGCTCCCGAACGCTACTGACACGAAAGGAACCGAGATGCCAGCAATAGTCACAGCCTCACAGCTGAGGTCAATTCTTGGTGTCTCGGTTTCTTTGTATAGTGATGCTCAATTGGATTCTTACATAGATTCCGCTGAACAAACGATTTTGCCTTTACTTACGCAATACCAATCATCGGTGACTTTTGCCAATGTGAGTGATTCCGTCATTTATTTCACCACAATGCGGCCAAATTACTTTGTGCCGGGTCAATCTGTTGTTGT